GTTCATAGGTTGGAGTCGCAATTTTGGGTAATGGCATAGAGAATTATGTAATCAGTTAAACGTATTTAGAGCGGTTTGAAGTCGGGAGAAACGTCAATTCCAGAGTTGACTCCAAATGTTGGATAGGGGGTTAAATTACTTGTATTGTTATTTGCCCAGGAAACTGATGGGTTAGCAAGACCTATAGTATCTCCATTATCAGTAGTATTTGGATTTCCATAATTATTTTCACCAGTTCCAAAATGATTTAGAATTACATATCTATCATACTGAAAAGTTACTGTTGTTTTTGTGATAGTACTTCCTTCATAAGTTACTGGCAATGCCGTCAAGTTTGTAGGCATAGCATTGATAAACTTATAAGTTATCATTGAAGGAGTTCTTTCAACATCCCTAGTATTTGGGTCTATGTAAATATCTCTTTCAAACTTAGTAATGGCTACATCTCTTTTATATGTTTTTGGATATCTAAATCTATAGAATTGAGAATCATCAAACTGACCAACACCACCTCTAGGATTTCCTGATTTCAATCTACCTTGTGTATTATAAAGGGGATTGATAAAGTTCATCCACTCTTCAAATAGACGAATAATTCCATATTCTGCATCCACATAGAAAGTCATGGTAATTTCTGGAAAGTCTCTTCGGATAGGAAATCTTTCAACAATTCCTTGTCTACTTCCCGTCTCTTCTGCCATAGCCATGGATACACCAGGAAGAGCAGTTTCATTGCACATGAATTCATAACGAAGAGAATTCAAAGCAGATCTTCCACCATTGAATAAATTGGGTCCCAATACACCACAAGATACCAACCAAGAATTAATATCAGTATCTGCATTTGCAGTTGATACAGTATCTCCAAGAAATAAAGTTACTTTAAATTGACTGGTGACTGATAATTCACCAAACAATTCACGAACACCAGGAAAACTGGAACGATTGTCATTCGTGTTTCTTGGTAGAGTCATCCTAGCGTAAATAGGATCTACTCTATACTGGTTTGATGGGAAGTCCGGCCTAAATGGTTCAGCCATCTATAAATATTTCTTAAGTATCTATAGTATGTATATGAGTTATAAAGGCAAATATCGACCAGAAAATCCAAAAAAGTATAAAGGGGATCCAACCAATATTGTTTATCGTTCTCTTTGGGAACGTAAATTCATGAGATATTGTGATTTAAACGAAAATGTAAACCAATGGCAGTCTGAAGAATTTTGGATACCTTATAGATCGCCTCTTGATAATAAAGTTCATAGATACTTCCCAGACTTCTTTGTTAAGTATAAAGACAAATCCGGTAAAACAAGAGTCATGGTCATCGAGATTAAACCAAAAAATCAAGTACAAATGCCCGAACAAAATCCCAAAAGAAGAACTAAGGCCTGGGCATATAAAGTTCAGACTTGGGTTGTAAATCAAGCAAAGTGGGAAGCAGCAAAAGAATTCTGTGCAGACCGTAACTATGAGTTCAAGATCATGACAGAAGAGGATCTAGGCATATGAGTTTCGACGGCATATTCCAACCTGGGGAAGGTTTTGGATACGATTTAATCAAAAAGTTCAAAGGAAAGAACGTCAAGAGTGACACTTATAGTGGAGAACTTAGACAATATCTTGGGGAACGTGAACAGTTTAATATTAACGAAATTGATACAGGTGGAATTGAGGTTGGTAGATTATATTTCTTCATTTATGGAGCACAAACTCCAGGACTTAAATTTTATGATACTCAACCATTAGCGTATATTACTGAAGTGAACTACAACGCAGGGTATTTCATCGGAACAAACCTACACTATCTTAATAGAAAAGTAAGGGAGGGTGTTGCGAAAAGCCTGATAAATAATCACAGTACCGTGGGTGTACCTCGAAATACTATACATCGTTATTTCTTTTCTGGAGTTAGTGGGGGATTTTTGAGAGTTCCAGAAAAAGATTGGCCGTCTGTTGCATTATTGCCCACTGAGAAATTTGTTGATGATAGAGGACAACCTTTCCCCAATCATAGAGCTTGGAGCAAACCCTAAGTGGCATTTACAACAGTCAATAAAGGATTCACTCAGAAAAATGGCGTAACGTATGATTTGCAATACGATACGAAGACTGGTGATGTCCAGATTATTCAACAGAATGCCCCACCAGGAACTAAACCAATCTACGAAGATGGTAAATGGCTTTCTACTTCTGCTGCATCTTCTTTTAATGCAACAGAACAAACTCAAATTCATCAACAAGCAATAGTATCAATTCAATCCGCATATAATGCTATTGGTGGGAAAAACTCTGGAGCAAATATACCTCAATGGGCCGCTAAAAACTTTACGAATGGTCAACCTGGTCAAACTTCTGTAACTCCAAATTCATCAGCTTCTGGAACTCAAGGTTCAACTGCTAATGGGGGATCTGGTAATCTATTCTCATCCATTTTAAATCCAGGACAAGCTTTATCAAATGTTGCTGTTAATGGAGGTAAGTTTGGAGTTGGTAATGAAAAGGAATTATTTGGTGGAACATCAAATATGAAGTATCCTGATGACTTGATGACAAGTCTGCAAGATCATTTCGTTATTTCGATGTTTTCATACAAACCCTCATCACAAGAGCAGTTGTTTAAGGGTGGTACTCAAGGTGCTCTTTCAATTCTTAAATCTGGACTTCAAAATTCAGGCAATCTAGAAGAAAGAATTGGAACAGTTTATCTACCGATGCCTCAAAGTGTTTCCGACAGTAACAATGTCAGTTGGGGTGGCGAAAATATGGGCAACCTAGCGGCAGCAGTGGCAGCAGATACTTTTGGAAATATGAGCAAAAAAACAGTTCAAGCCATGGCTGGAGCAGTTGTTGGTGGTGTTCTTGGTACAGGAATGAAAGCGACGGCATCACAATTCCTGCGAGGTGCAAACCTAATTGGTTTACTTAATAATGGAGCTCAAAATAACGATTCTCTAAAGACATTAGTATCATCAGACTTAACTTCAAAATTAGTAAAAGCTCAAGGATTCACAGTTGAATCCGAATCAATTCTTGCAAGAGGTGCAGGTATTGTTCCAAACTCAAACATGGAGTTATTATTCAATTCACCGACTTTGAGATCCTTTACATTTACTTATAGACTTTCTCCAAGAAGTGAAGAAGAAGCAAAGACAGTCAGAAGAATCATTAGATTCTTTAAACAAGGCATGGCAGTCAAAAAAATCAGTGGTAAATCTGGTCAAGCCTCATTCTTCTTAGGCACTCCAAACGTGTTTAAGTTGGAATATCGGAATGGAACAAAACAAATTGATGGTGTGAATAAATTTAAATCCTGTGCATTGACTTCATTTAGTTGTAATTTCACACCAGAAGGTATGTGGGCTGCATATGAAGCAGGACAACCAATTTCTACAGTGATTTCAATGAAATTTGATGAACTCGAACCAATCTTCGATACAGATTATCAAGAAGATAATATCTTTACTGGTAGAGGAACAGATCTATCTTCCGTAAATTCAAATTCAGTGGGGTATTAAGAAATGGGATATTTTAACGAACTTCCAAATCTACAAATACTAAACAGGACAAAAAATCAAATCTCTAATGATGAAACAATAGAGATAAAAAACTTCTTCAAGAGAGCAAAACTTAGAGAAGACATTGGTTCAGTATCATCTGCTTTTGAATACTATATGATTACTGAAGATGAAAGACCAGATCAAGTTGCGGAGAAAGTCTATGGTGATCCTCAATTAGATTGGGTATTATTAACCGCTAATAACATCACAAATATACAAGACGAGTGGCCATTGAATGTGAATTCTCTCAACAAATACATGTTAGAAAAGTATGGATCTGAAGAGGCTTTTGAAGAAATACATCACTATGAAACTATTTCTCTCAAAGATGGTTTTGGAAGAGAAGTTTTCCCAGGTGGACTCGTTGTTGATGAATCTTTCTACAATTCACCTGAATACGAAACAGTCATTGACCCTCCATTAGGAGTAATTTTTCCTTCAATTTATGTTCCAGGAACTCAAGCAGTTTTAACTCCAGTAGTTGCTGGAATTGCAAATTCTATCGTGGACGTTCAGATTACTAATGGCGGATTTGGATATAAAAAAGTACCAACCGTCAATATATCAACACCACCAGTAACTGCAAATGCTTCTGCAGTATCTCAAATTACTGACTTCAGAGTATCTGGAATTGCAACAATAGACGGTGGCCAAGGATATAACTTCGCACCTACGATATCTTTTTCTGCGCCAATAACATCCGTCCAAGCAACTGCAAATTGTGAGTTGGGTGAAGGACTTAATGTTGATAAAGTAACTACAATGACCAATATAATAGGTGGCATTGGTTATGGTTTGACAGCTCCAATAGTGACCTTTGGATACTCTCCAAGGGTTGTTTATGGTGTTTATAATAATCAATCAAGTAATGCAGTTGGAAATGATGTAGAAGGATTTTACTTCAAAGAAGATGGAACAAGTCTTTATACCGCTAGTTTTAGTGGATTAAATCAGATCAAACAATATGATCTTGGGGAACCATGGAAAGTATCTACAACTTCTTTCTATTATGAATTGGATGTAAGTGGTGATTTTGGTTTTACGACGGGTGTTGAATTTAAACCAGATGGAACATTGATGTATGTCACTGGAGGCACTGGAGCCAGTTATAAAATAGTTACATACGAATTATCAACTCCTTGGGACCTATCGACAGCATCATCAATAAATTCAATTACTCTAGCTTCACCTGGAGGAATCAGATTTAAGTCTGATGGAACTTCAATGTTCATATTGAATTTTAGTGATCCAGATACAATCAGAGAATATAGTCTTTCTTCTGCATGGGATATAACATCAAGAAGTGGGTCTGTAGTTAATAGTATAACTCTAACAAACCCTTCTGGTGACAATGCTATTCTCGGATTTAGTTTCAACTCCAATGGAACAAAAATATTTGTTACTAGTGAAGGTACATCAAGTATCTACGAATATGATATGGAAGAGTGGCAGATTGATACAGCACTTTATAAATATTCTTTCTATATTGGTGACAGAGTTCAAGCCCCGTCTGATATATTCATCAAATCAGACAGAGAAAAGTTTGTAACCGCAGGTGGTAGTTCTGATAAATTCTTTGAATATAATATTACTTCTAGTGCGAAGGGAATAGCTAAACTTACAAATGGATCTGTAAGTGGAATTGTTATTACCAATTCGGGTTTGGGATATACTGTTGCTCCAAGCGTAACTATTGGAAGTCCTTATGTATCAGAAACTGCTCAGGGAACTGCAAGTATAACCGATGGAGTAGTTACATCTATCACGATAACAAATCCAGGATTTGGTTATACAGTTTCACCAACTATAACAATTGCAGATGCACCAATATCAAGAAATGCAGTCATAACTGTCAGTCTTTCAAATACTGGTATCTCAACATTTACTATATTTGACGGGGGTTCAAACTATGTCAATAGTCCAACGATTAATATAGAGGCTCCTGATGAAGTATTAAATGTTGAAGATAATGAAGAATATTCTCAAGATACTAGAACTTGGAAATGGAATGGAACCGTATGGCAAGAAAAAATTACAGAAGAATTCCAATATTTTGATCCAAACCAAGGTAGAGTTCTTAGAATTCCAGGAACAACTTTATCACGGCCGATCACAAACTATGAGTATGAATCAAATTTGAACGATGAAAAGAGAAAACTCATTATCCTCAAACCAAATTACCTATCTGTTATTATAACTGATCTCAGAAACATGATGACATATGACGATGAAGATCCAAACTATATTAATGATAAATTGAAGAAGACTTATAACGAAAGAATTATGGGAATATAAAAAAAGGAGGGTTTTACCCCTCCTTTTACTTTATCAGGACTCTGCGAGTCGTTGGAAGTAACTCAGTGCATCATCCGCATCTTCGTCAGTATCTTCCTCAACACGAGCAGCAGGTTTAGAGATCTCGAAGGAAGGAGCAGAACGCTTCTCAGAGTAGTCTCCACGACGTTCGGCTTCCCATTGTTGTTCCTCTTCGACTACTTCAGGGTCTTGAGTCTTAGGCGTGCCACGGACTCCCAGAACATAGTCTAGGCGCTTTTTCAGATCTTCATAGGACTTGAAGTTCTTAGCATCACTGAACTCATTGAGATCGTTCAGGTTGTTATAGATCTTCTCCAGTTTATCATCATCATCCATCAGAGGTTCGACACGATCGAACTCAGACTTGTCATAGTTCCAGTAACCTTCAACCTTACGAATCTTCAGTTTGAAGTTAGCACCAGCCCAGAAGTCAAAGGGGTTGATGGCTTCTTCATCTGCAAACTGAGGTTGCATCGCTTCGGTGATCTTGTCAAAGATCTTCTTACCGAACTTGTACAGGAACACACGACCCTCGTTCTCGGGGTGTGCAGGATCAGCAACAACGTAGATGTTTGCGTAGTAAGACAGTTTACGTTTCTGTTTACGAGCAGTCTCCTTATCA